AAACCCATGGCGAATTACCATGGGTGATATCATGATTTTTTGTTTTTATTATAAATTTTTAGGCGATATTTTTTTGTGTATTTCGACCCGATTGATCCGAGCGAAAACATGATCAATCCAGTAAAAATGGCAAAAAACACTGTAAGCCAGAAGGCAATAGGATTGTCATAAAGATTATTGGCAAATTTGATATTGAAACCAGAAAAAACCAGTAGGGCATCGAAAATAGGGAAAACAATCCGCATCCATCGGGCACGACTGGTATACATAACTAATACCGTAACCGATGAAAAGGCAATAGAGCCAATGATGGCAAAAATCTTATCAATAATACCAAATTCTGCAACGAGGAATAATAAACTTTTGGCATTGATATAGGTAAGTTCCATTATAAGTAATAAAAGGGTAATGGTTATACCTACGTAATAAATTTGCTTTTTCATCTGAAAATAATTTATAAGTTACTGACTTCCATTTGGTTATACTTACCTTCTTTTAATTGCCACCCGGCCGGATGGAACTCGCATGTTTAATTATTTTCATCGGTTTGTTGTGTTTATCTTATAAACATGCTCGTTTCATAATGATTTTTCTTTGAGTAATTTTTTGGCATTAATGGACAGATATCGATAATATGTCGGGCGCGAAATGTAATATCTTGGATAAATAATATTTTTGTAAATCCATTCTTGTGTTGCTCCATGGGCCTTATGCTCGAGAGTAATGTCTTGGATTTCTACTATTCGACGTAGTAAGTTGATGTTGTTGTACATAGCTTTGGCTTAATAGTTTCTAATTTATTGCTTATAAGGTTATATAAATCGTGTAGGGCATTGCGATAAGTAAGCATATTATCAACATTACGGATGGCAAAATGAACGCTCGAATGATCACGGTTGATAATCATGCCAATATGTTTAAGGGTGTAATTACTATATTGGTGGATAAGGTATGCGGCAATGTGTCTGGCAAATACTGTAAGTTGTTTGCGTGATTGACTTCTAATCATATCGATGGTTACGCCAGTCTCCTGCTCAATTATATAAAGGATATAATCATGTACATGAAGAGGGGAGTCATATATACATTGTAGCCCCAATGTAATAGCTATATGATGCTCGAGCGTAGCACCACGCGAATGTTTCCAACCATCGAGCATAACAATAGTATCGCAGCTTATTAATAATGGTATATCAATTCGCATGGCTGTTAGCCAATCACTATCTGGATGATTGACCTTAAGAGGATTGATAACATCTCCCATAGCGCTATAACGGCTCTCTGCATCAGCAAATAGTTGCTGCGCTATGGGATTGTTGGTGATAGGTCCACTCAAATATATCTTCATAATTGATTATTTTGGTTGGTTTGGAATAGACGTAAGAATTTGGCAACCTGTTGGTAGCTAAGGTTATCAATAATTTGCGTGGTTTGTCCACTTGCTATCCAACAAATGTCTTCAACCGGCCTATTATAGGATTTGGCAATAGCCCGAAGCGCATTTTTTTGCGCTTCGGTTGCCGGTTTTACATATTTCTTCTTGCGAATCATAGCAACCATTTTAAGCTTCGGTCATACCAAGTGGAATGTTAATCCATTGCCCAATTTCATTCTTATATTCAGCCCTAATGTATGTTTTTGATACTGCCGGCTGATAGCTTTCCTCAATGATTTTTACCCCTTCTATTAGGCGGTTATTACCAATTTTTTCGGCTAATTGTCTTAATTGCAATATACGACTGGCTTTAAGATTGCCTTTTTGGTCCTTGCTCAGTAATCTAAGGATTGCCTCTACCAGAACTTTGGTGTCGTCATCTTTGGCCAAACCAGTTATTACTTCCTTTACAATAGCAATGCCTTCGTTTACGGTATCTCTATAATTATCGGTAGTATATACACCAAGGATAATTCGCTTATCGCCTTTGCTATTGGTAAACATGTGGCTATATTGATCACTTTTAGTTTCGTATATTTCCGTTTTCATTTCAATAGCCCCTTTAAAGGCATCAAGTATACTTGCTTTAACCTTGGCAAGGTTATCGCTTACTTCACGCAATCTTGGGAAGTTTGCTTCTATCAGTTCATCTACAAGTTGTTTATAGATCTCACGATTTTGCTGCCGTATGCGTTCTGCTTCACGGCGAGCTTTTTCTTTCTTAAATTCTTCAAATTCTGCCAGTTCTTCCGGCGTAAGTTTCATTTCTTCCATAATTAATTAATTTTAAATGTTATACAATTCTTTTATATCATCAATTAGATCGTTTAGCACATTTATTTTGCTTTGATAATATTTCATTCTACCGATCCATCGATTGATTGTCTTTGTTTCCATATTAATTAAGATTTGATAGTTCGTGTTCTATTTGTATTATCTCGTAGTCCACTTGTTCAGCAATTTTGTTGCGCCGTACAAATTCGTAATATATAGCCCTCAGTCGCGATACAGGAATATCGTTAAATTTGCTATATCCGGCAGCACGGCAGGCAATAGCTTTGATATAATGTTCATTTTCAGTCAGGTGTAATTTGCGCAAATATGCTCCTATAGCTGCCATCACCCTACGGCGCCAAGCATTAGCTTCATTGCCTATTATCTTCTGCAAACAGTTGCATGCTTCTTCTAATTGTGCATTTGATAGCAATGTGGATGTGGTTACATGATAATTGTTATACAGATAATCACGGTAATCATCATCACTCATGCCTACTTGCTTGGCAAGCATATGCAATCGTGCAATGAGATTTCTATTGTCTGTTGTTGCTTTATTTTTCATATTTTTAAGATTTTTTGTATATCGATACCGTGTATTTTTTCTGCGCCATCTTTCCATATCGTATAAGGCTGCCCACCTCCATAGCGACTGGTTGCATAGGCCATGTAACCATCAATCCATATCTTCACATTGGCATCAAAGCGTATGCTCTTGCCTGTTCTGCCGGCTGGTTCTTTACCATCGGCATGCGATATGAAGATGAATAATTTGTTGCGAAATCTGTCTCGCAGCTGTTTGTATCCCCGATAGTCGAGACCCGAATATTGTAGGCTATCGATAATGATGACCTGGGGACTTTTAGGTTTTGACAGCCTATTGGTTAGGTCTTCAATAGGTTCTTTGTCGAGAAGAATTAATCGACGTCCTGCCTCGGCCAGTCCAGATTCATGACAAGCGAGCCTAAGGCTTTGACTTAAGCCTTCTTCCATACTATTGTAAGCCACACGAGCAAATTTGCTTAAATATTTAGCAAGCTGGAGGGCAAAGCGAGTCTTACCATTACCGCTATTGCCCCAGATAATCCAGCTGCCGGTAAGCTCTGGGTTACCTATTAACCCCAGCCACGGTTGTTCGAATTGCAGGGTAACAGGCTTATAGCTTAACAATTGATGAATGCTTATCGCTTTATCGCGCTTTGCCATATTTATGCTACGTTTTTGATTTTCTGTAATTCAATATATAAGCGTGTAAGTGAGCCTTGCGTCTTAACATACAATTCTTGTATGTTCGTGAGCCCATTGGCTTTGGCTACAATGGCTATCTGCCGGCGCTTAAATTCTTCCAAAGCTTCTTTACCTTCGGGAGTAATACGCTGATAGCGTTCGCCAAATCGGCGGAATAACTCTGCATAGCCTACCTTTTTATTGTATAAGTGCCGTTCGAATTTCTTTTTCAGGCCGTCGGCCCCCATCATATACCAACCGCATAGGTATTCGGTGGCATTCCAAAGGGCTTTTAATTCCAAAAAAGCAGCATAATCCAGGTCGCCAGCTTCGTCGAGGATAATTAATGGATGATCCAATGACCTCATATAATATACAAGGTCGGCATATACGTCGGTGTAACGTCCGGTATGATCAACGCCAAATTCTTTAGCTATTTGCCGGATAAGTTTTTGTTTGCTTTTGACCTGGCTGCAATCAATATATATTGCATTTTTATGCTGCTTTACATAATGTCGGGCTGCAAAAGTTTTGCCTATGCCGGCATAATCGCAGAGCATTGCCGATAGCGATTGCTGCTGGCAAAGTGATAACTGAGTAACAATAAATTTATATGTTACAGTCTCGGCAGCTACAATCGGTGATTGTAAGCCTATGGCAATATCAAACTTACGGGCAAGCGTTAGCCAGTTGGCATCGCTTATCACATTTTCCCAGTCACCCTTAAGGATACGACTTAATTGGGCTGCATTAATACCTATGGCAATAGCCATTTTGTTGGCGCTGGGGTATTTTTTCAGATTTTCCCTGAGCGCTTCAACAATTTGTTGTTTAATTTCTTTGCTCATCATATTTTTGTAATTTAAATGATAGTTAAATACTATTTAATGCCCTTGTTACCGGATCATCATTATCGGCATACAAGGGCTTCATTATTATTTCAACTTCTGCAAGTTCGGTTTCCGGTTCGATTGGACCTATTATTTCAGGCTCTAAATCATCATCATTATTAGGTTTATCGCGCAACAAAGCAATCTTAGTAACTTTGTTCTTTTTGAGTTCACCTTCATAAGCAAAGAATTTCTTTTGTCGTTTAGCTTGATGGGTGCGTATTTGTTCGTCAAGTTCGGTGCGTTCG